ATTGCGGCGTTATGCGCCGCCATTGTGCGTCCCCTACATCCGCCCGCGCAAGGCGGGCGGCGAGGGTGGGGGTGTCGGGGGTCATGCCAAGAACCCCGCCAGCACTCCCACCACCGCCCCTGCCGCGCCACCCGCCAGGAACAGCCTGACCTGCCGTTCGATCTCACGCATTGGCGCTCTCCTCTAGGGCATCGCAGATCGCCTCGATCTGCTCGGTGGCCTCGACCTCGATGGCTGTCGAGACGTCAGTCATGATGCGCTGGACCAGAATGTGCTTGTCGAGCGGTGGCGCGCTGGGGATCTGGTCCGCCGCCTCGACCAGCGCGGTAACCAGCTTGGTCACCGCCACCGCGCACGCAGCGATGGCGCGGGCTTCGGCCATCCGCAGGTGCAGCTCCAGCGCCTGAGCGCGGTCGCGCCGCGCGGTCGCCGCGTCTTGTGCGGCGGTGGGCTCGGAGAACCTATCCATTGTCCACCTCCTGCCCCAGCGCCTCGATCTCATCGCCGCGGGCGGTGGCGGCATTGAGCAGCGCCCGGCCAAGGCGCTCGGCCGTGTCCACGTTGAGCGACAGGCTGAAGTGGCCGCAATAGGCCACGATGCGGCCCCGCTCGAACGGCGTCGCAGCCGCCTCGATGGGCCACACCGCTTTGGCCTCGATGTGGCCGGTTTCGTCGTCGCTCAACCAAATCGTCGCTTGCATATCGTCCTCTTTCTGAAGCCTCGCGGCTCCGTTGCGTTGCTGGAGCCTGACGCTCCCCGACGCCGCCCGGTCGCGGGGCGGCGGCAGGGACCGTCAAGCGCGCGACCGTTCGGCTTCGGAGTCGATGCCGTCGTCGATTGCCTCGGCTTCGGCCAGCTCGGCGTCGACGATCTTGTCGCAGATAGCGTCGAATTCGTCCTTGGTGATTACGCCGTTACGGACGGCCAACCAGACGGTGGTGACCGCCAGGTTGAACTCGGTTGCGGTCGCAAACCGGTCGCGATGCGTATTGAGCACCGCGTTATGGGCGTCCGTGCGGGTCTGGATCGAGATGATCATCTTTTGGTCCTCCGTTGTCGACCGGGTCGGCCGGTTGCGATGGAGGGGAATATACACCGCCCGTTTCGATCCGCAACGCCAATCGTCATGCAATCCTCGCATGCCGCTATGCGCCCGGCGCTTGACAGATGTAACAGCGGGTGTATCCTCGATCCCATGACCATCGTTCGCTACATCGCCCGCTTGGGCGGGCCTGCCGCCGCTGCGAAGTTGTTCCGCTGCTCACCGCAGGCGATCAGCAACTGGATCCGCCGCCGCGCGATACCGCGCTCGCGGCATCTGGAGGCGGTCAGGATCGCGGAGCGGGCGGGGTTCTTCATCAACCCGGAGACCATGCAATGAGTACTGGCCTATATCGCCGCGTCGCGCTGGCGGTTCACGATGCAAGGACGATGACCGGCGCACAGATCCGAGACCTGTTCTACGATGTCGAGATCGTCACGCTCACGAACGCCGTCCGCAACGCCATAAGCGAGGGCTATATCTCCGGTCCGATCTCATACTCGATGCGGCTTGACGCGGTGTTCAAGGCGCGCCGGGCTCCGGGAGCCAAGGGGCGCACCGGCAGGCCTCGTGGCGGCGCAATCGCAGTCGCCATCGCGCGCGGCGAGGTGACGCCCGACGCAAGGCCGAAGCGCGACTATCCGCCCGTCCGCGCGTCGCGCGACGACCGCCCGGTCCCTGATCGCTCGCATCTCCTGCCCCAGCTGATGGGCGACGCGCTTTACGAGGACGAGCCGCGCAGCCTCGCCGAGCGCCACGCGCTGTGGCGCAGGCCGGTGCCGCAGCACCGGCTGTTCTCCTCGACCGGCTGCGCCGCTGCGATGCTGGTCGCGTCCAGATGACCGACCGGCCCGAGGACGACGAGCGCGACGAGCCGGGCCGGAAGTGGTTCGGATTGCAACCGTGGCCCAATATTGGGACATTGCGATCCTCAATGAGCAATTCCGAAGCAATCGGGCACCCTACCGCGTATCGCTGGCCTCTCGGCGATGGCAGCTACCGCATCCATCCATATCGGGCCATGTCATGATCCGCCGCAGCGTTCACTACACCATCCACGGCGAGCCCGCGTCGAAATCGAACAGCCGCCGCCTCGTGACCATCGGCGGCAAGGCGAGGTTCATCAAGAGCCAGAAGGCGCTCGACTATGTGAAGGCTGTGCGCGAGCAGGTCAGGCCGATGCAGCCGCTGCTGACCGGCGATATCCGCATGACCGCGCACGTCTACTATGCCTCGCGGCGACCGGATCTGGATGTGTCTCTGATCCTCGACGCGCTTCAGGGCATCGCCTATACGAACGACCGGCAGGTGAAAGAGATGCACCTGCACCACCACCTCGACCGCGACAACCCGCGCGCGGTGATCAGCCTGGAGGAGATGAACGATGACGAATGACGATCTTTCCCGTTTCGCCGACCGCATCGAGACGGCGCTGCAAGGGATCGAGGACGCGCGCGAGAGCCTCGCCGCGATCAAGGCCGAAGCGACGGCGGCGGGCTACGACGGCGGCGCGCTGGTGCGCGTGGTCGAGATGCGCCACAACGAAAAGCGGCGGCAGCGGGAGGAGTCGCGCCTCGCGCTGGTCCGGCTGTACGCCGACCGGCTCGGCGTGCAGCTGCGTCTCGACATCTGACAGCCGGGGGCCTCCCCCCGTGCGTGGCCGGCGGGCCGCGCCACCAAAGCGGCCCAGCGCGCGGCGAGCGCGTCAACGGGCACTCCCGGCTAGCATCGTACCCGATGGCCGCGCCCGCCACCTCACCCCAAACTAGGAGACACCGATGGACCCTCTCGAAACGGCAAAAGAACTGATCGACGGCGACCGCGCCCGTCAACACGGAGACGCGGAGGCGCTGCACTCGACCGTGGCGCGGCTTTGGGAAGCCTATCTCGGGCGCGGCCAGGGCCTCGCGATAAGCACCGATCAGGTGTTGATGATGCTCGCACTCTTGAAAATCGCCAGGACCCAGCACGGCGAAACCAACCGCGACGACTACGTCGATGCGCTCGGCTACATCGCGCTGGCCGGGCGGATCATCGACAAGCGGCTGGCCGAGGACGAGTATGAGATGTCGTTGTCGATCCCTGTCACTGGCATGCCTGACTAGAAGGGGATATCGTCTTCGTGCTGCGAGCACGCGCCGGGCTGCTCTGCGAAATCAACCGGCGGCTCCGCTTCATAGATCCGGCAGATGCCATCGAGGCTGTATTTCGCGCATGTCCAGCAGATCTTGGGCTGCGGCTCCTGGACGCGCTTGCGCCACGCCTTCAAGACTTCCGGTTCAGGCGGTCGCTTCGTCACGTTCCCACCTCCTCTTGATCACCCGAAAGAACTTGCCGTCCTGCCGATACTCGATCTCGCGCGGCGGCGTTGCGTTCGACAGCATGGATGCCGTCTGCTCCATATCGAACAACTCCTCATCGTTCCAATCGACGCCGGCGCTCGCTGCCATTTTCACAAGCTGACCTCGGCTCTTCTGCCCTGCATAACCGTCGTGCATGATGGGCAGATACTCGACCACCACAGGCGCAGCGTAGTCGGCCGGATAGTACGAGACCGCCAGCATCTCCTTCCCGCTGGTCCGGCTTACATGCTTTCGCCAGGACCAATTCTTGACCGCCATCGTCTTGCCGTCCTGGCCCATGATGTCGTCGTCGCGCAACTCCAGCTTGACCGGCTGCATCTGCCACTCATAATCGCAGACCGGGCATTTCCGCACTGACAACGCCACGACCTCGTCGCAGTTCGGGCAGGTCTTGGTCATGGCGGGCGGCGCTGTCCCTTTCCCCGGCTTTCGCGGCGGCTGCACGGCGATGATCGGGCCGTGCGTCGCAACGCATCCGGCGAAGTCGAGGACAAGGCAGTCCTTGGCCTCGCTTTTCAACCGCATCCCGCGACCGACCATCTGAACATACAGGCCGGGTGAGCATGTCGGCCGCAGCAGGGCAATTAGGTCGATGTCTGGATAGTCGAAGCCGGTCGTCAGCACGTTGGCATTGGTCAGCGCGCGAACCCGGCCAGCCCGAAAGTCCGCGATGATGCGGTCGCGCTCGGCTGGCGGCGTGTCGCCAAGCACGCATTCAGCCGTGATCCCGCGCTTCCGCAACTCGTCGCGCACGCGCTCGGCATGACGGACGCCAGTGCAGAAGAACAGCCACGCCTTACGGCCTTCGGATCGCGCGATGACCTCATCGACGGTCGAGGTGTTCAAAGCATCGGTATCAGCGGCGGCCTGTAGTTCGGCCTCGATGTATTCTCCGCCTCGCTTGTGAACGCCGCCGACATCGATCTTCGCCGCCGTCGCCTTTGATCGCAGAGGCG